CGAATACCGGATTTGACGACGTTCAGCGAAGGCGACACTTTCACCTTTTTGAGAGGCGTCATAAGCGGTGTAGTCATTGACCACACTTGGGACATCTTTCCAATGACGGAGAGTCCACACGCGAAGATCTTCATTGTTGGTGCCGCAATGGACGAAAATGTTTGCGGGTCGTTCAGAAGCCGTTTGCCTACGCATGTAGCGGTTGAGTGCACCCAGGAGGACGATGATGAGGTCATGACAAGTTGCCAGAGTTTGTCCGGCCTTGACTGGTTCCATAAAAGCTTCCATCTTTCCCTTCAACTGCGACTTGATGAAGTGCTCTACGAGTTCCAGGGGACGATCTGGGTCTCCCCGACCCGCATTGTTCAGGAGGGTACTGATGGTTTTCTTTGTCAACTTAACGACCTCGTTTTCAGAAATGCACGAAAGAAATAGATCTTCATCGAATGGTAACTGAATTTCAGGATTTACTCGATTGACGCGGCAGTAACCACGGTAAAGAATCTCAGCTATCCACTTTTCATCATGGTACATTCTAAAATTTTTCTCGAGCGAACCCTTGACTAGACGCTTGCGAATGGTTGCCAGGACGAGAGCGTCATCCTTTCGAGTTTGGTGGGGAAACCATGCCCCGGCTCTACCGATAGACTCGGCTCGAATGTAAGCGGCAGTGTAACCTCGATCAGTGAGCAGTTCCCTTGTTTCCCGATCCAGCTGACGGCCCTCCTCGATGGCAGTGTACAGCGTCTCAGGGTCGCTTTTGGGCAAATGAGTCCTCATGATAGGCTCTGGGCAGACCTCGTCATTCAAGTCAGGACTAGGAAAATCAGGAACCGGAATGGACTGAAGCAGGACTTTCGTGGTTGTGGGCGCCCGTTCCCAGAGATCAGTGTACATGCCGCTCGCTCGGACGGGAGCCGATCGACGCTGTTTTTGAAGATCTACCCAAGACTGAGTGGGTTCGACAATGGTGGCCTCACGAAGATCATGACGGAACAGTGTTTTGAAATCCAACGAAGGCACTGCCTCAAAAGTCTTCGATTCATGGCACCTCGAGTACATGTCAATGAGTGGACCGAAAATCCGATGTTTCCGAATGGTGGAACCTCGAGTGTGGTCAATGAGGGTAATTGAACCCGAAGCACGCATGATGGCATTGACGATGGATCGGTCTTCCAGGGCGGTGAACCAGGCGTCAGTGACTCGCAACTGAATCTCGACGAATGTTCCCCCTTGGGCCATCGGAATAGTCATGGCTTTGACTCCCTGAGAAGTTAAGGTTCGAGCTTCAAGGTCCGATGCTACGATGACGGTAGAACGAGAGCTGACAGCCGACCTGAAGAAGAGTTTGCCTGCAGAGGGATTGGTGCCCTTAAGTCCGAAAGCTTGGCAAACAAAGTCTGGGCTGCGCAGGTTCCGAAGGAGATATCTTGGCCGAAGTTGAGACATGTAGTACTGGGCCTCATTCACGAGATCATTGAGTGGGCTACGTTCTGAGGTGGAATGGTACAGACACTGAGTGACATCCCCCAGCATGATAACATGAGTGAGGGAAGGATTTAGGATGGCGGCTAGTTCGACATAGCCCGGTGGAACAAGACTCAACTCATCCACGATGAGCACCTCAGCAGACTTTGTGAGTGCCAACTCCCAAGTGCTTACCTGCCAACTGTACTTGCCCAGACTGAGTTTCTGGCCCCAATCGGTGCGTAACGAAGAGCGCGGGGCAGAGACTTGCCAAACCCCGGCCCCATGAAACTTCTTTGCACTGGAGAGAAGTTGCTGCACGGGTTTGCTTTTCCCACAACCTGAAGAGCCGGCGATAAACTGGATGTTGAGAGTGCGTCCATCTCCTGGTCTGAAGTTGTCAACCACTGCGTCCACCTTGCGTGTGAAACCACTGACGAACGTGCGTCCCTCTTCCTTAAGCATGATGCCTTCCGTACCAGATTTCAGCTCCCTGATGAGAGTCTTCGCTCTGCTGGACCCAAGGACCGAAGTGGAAAACGACCCCAAGAGTGGTTCCCCGTCTGATGAGCGAAAGGTCTTCACCATCTGCAAGAATTTTGGGGTAAGTTGGGAGCTGCGCGGGGCTGGCAAGCCCCGAATGACTCTCGGCTTGCTGGGCACCCACTCCCAGTGGGGTTGACCTGCCACCTCACTGAAATTGAAGTGCACTGTGGCTCGGTGCTTGGGACCAACTATGCCAGGC